GTCGAGAGAGCATTGCTGGGGAACAGTTGCGTGGTGGCCTCTAGAATGTCTCCTGGCAGAACAGGGATACCAACATTGCCGGTTGCGACGCCTGCTGTGTTGATCTGTTCCACTGGTGTGACGAACGAAAGTCCATCATTGGCAGCTGTGTTGGTGCCCCAAGCAAGAGATCCGGATTGGCCGAATGATGCATGCATGGGAAAGGATGTGTAGGTGCCAGCATCCATGGTCATGAACGCTGGGTGTTCAAATGAGTTGAACGGACCGCGGGAGAAGTTGGGACCACGCAGGGCGGGAACGCCTGGGTAGTCATCCACAAGCCTCTCTCCAGAGTTGCGGAGGGAACATATCCGAAAGCCGGCCTTCTTGCGTGTACGGGTGGTGGTGAGTACAGGCGCAAGATGCGATGGGTTCAAGATGATGCCGCATTCAGCAAACGCAGTGCCTACGTCAATGGGATTGACTTCAAGGAAGCCCGTCTGGAAGACAGGACAGGCAGCGCGAGCATGCTGGTTTGGAAAGATGGGTTTGGCGCCTTCAGCGGCGATGGATGGATCTGCAAAGGAATGCAGTTGTTGCGGAAGCGAGTGAGTAGGGTGAAATGTGTGGCTCATGTGAAGATAGTCGTTCTTACCCTAATGAGTTCAGGTATTCAGACTTGGCAACATGTCCGAAAGTGCCTGATTGCTCAAGCAGCTCTCTTGCCAAATCTGTTCTAGCACTGGTACACCAAACGCTTTCTCGAATGACTCTCTGGTGGCGAGGGTGATTCCGGAAGGCTTATAGTGCATCAAGTCAGAGGTTTCGACGGTGCGTCGCCAGAAGTTTCTAGCTACATGCTCAATCGGTTTGGAGTCTCCTGACACAGAGTGGAGGTGTCTGAAGAATGGATCGAGTATGGGGACATCACTGCAAATAATCATTTCTGGTGGTGAGATGGTGGCGAAGTACCTTTTGGCTAACTCGGACGAGTTAAACCAAAGGCGATTTCTCATGTACACATTGAGTATTCTGAAAGGATTTCGCACTAGGCGCCAAGCCCCGTTCACGTTAACAGGGCTGGACTGGCAGAATTCGATCTTCTCCATTGAGTCAGGAGAGACGGGGTGAATATCTGAC